TCATTTAGTAAATTCTTTTTAGTTTGTGACATTGTCGATTTTCTCCTAACATATCGCGCGCATGCTACTTTTAAATAGTATTTTCTTTAAAGAATGTCTTTTTTAATTTTTGAAGAGTAGCATCAATAATCTGTTTCGCACGAACTGTGCTAATCTGGTGTCTCTTGCCTACTTCTTCTAAAGTCATCGGTCCGTGTTTTTTAATAGCTATAAGAGTACAGTTTAAATCTTCCTCATAATCCAGATGCATTCTGCAGTCTTCAGACTGACACGGTCGGTTGGCTAAATAGCACTTCTTTACACAGTTTCTCATAATTCAGGTAGGTCCTCTTCTAGTATATCAAATATATTTTCCACTTCTTCTTCGCTTAAAGCAAGTTCTCGTAGTAATCGTTCGCCACTTAAACGTAGTTTACGAGATTTTGTAACGCGTGCTGCGGATTGCACTTTTTTATTAATTTTATAGTCGTCTAAAAACGCCATAAACAAGGGATCCTGCTCCAAGTATGACTCTACACAGTACCTAAAAAACTCACTCTGAGTTTTAATCTGATCATAATATAATCGTATCTTAAGATTCTCGTGTAATTTGGAGCCTAAAAAGAAAGTTAATTTAGACTGTGGAGAAGCTGGGATTTTCATTTGTCCAGAATATGAGTCGAGCTTTCCGCTCGACCGCTTCCCGTTTGTTTTATAAAAGTGGCCTTTTGCTGCAGCTCCCCTAAGGTGCGAGCGCCCGAGTAGGAAAACCCACTGCGAATCCCGCGCTCCAAATCTTTAAGGATTGCACTCACGGGCCCCTTGCAGGGGACTGTTGTCGCGATTCCTTCCAAAGATGCTGTTTTCCCACGCCAATCAATCTGTGCATCTTTGCTAGCCATCCCTCGATAAGACTTAAACTTACCGCGTTGGGCGTTGATCACATCCCCAGGAGCCTCATCAGTACCTGCAAGCAAAGAACCAAGCATAACGAAGTCAGCGCCAGCCGCCAAAGCTTTGACAACATCACCGGCATTCCGGATTCCTCCGTCGGCAATAATTGGTACGGAGTTTCGCCCTTCTTGCGCGCAATCCAATATTGTTTGAAGACCCGGGATGCCGTGGCCAGTCTGAATCCGAGTTGAACAAATAGAACCGCCGCCAATATTGCAGCGCACACTATGGGCTCCCCAAGCGACCAAGTCATTATAACCCTCCACCGTTGCAACGTTCCCCGCCATGATATGGACTGCATCGCCAAGCATATCACGGAGTTTATGGAGTGCCTCTTTCATTAGAATGTGATGGCCGTGTGCTACGTCCACACATAATATATCGGCGCCCGCTTCATAGAGGGCAGCTGCTCTCTCTAAATAGTCTCCAGAAACCCCTATCGCTGCTCCCCCAATTGCCTCCGCAGGTAAAACTTCAACATGTTGACACTGAATCTCTATTGAATTATACCTGTGTACAATCCCCAAGCCTCCACAAGAATCCATTGCTGCAGCCATGGGAGACGCCGTTACAGTATCCATCGGACTGGCAATAATAGGAAGGTCAAATCGAAGATCCCCCAAGCTAGATCCAATCGATACTTCGGAGCGGCTTTTGATATCCGAATAATGAGGGACTAACAAAACGTCATCGTAAGCGAGCCCCTCCTCAATAAAATTATTAATTTCCATCTACGATGACCTCGAGGGCTTCTTGCAAAATATGCCAGCACTGAGGACACGTGAGGCGCACCCTCTCTTCCCGTACTGTCACCGTCCACGTCTTCACGCTCTCCGGTGTTCTCTCAAATTGCGCGCGGCAGATACAACACTCCTTGGGGTGGTTAACCATGGTTTCCACCTGGGTCGCGAGACGTTCTTCCTTCGCTTTTCGTTCTTTCTTGCGTTTAGCTGAGTTGTTCTTGCGAATCTTCTTCATTTGTTGCCTCGTCGGTTGAGCCCAACGCTCCGTCGCCTCGCTCCGAAATGGTAATGGGATACCAGTCGTAAAGCTTGGGATTTTTGGTGGCCACGAATCGAGCATGCACCACCGGAACCACCACTCCTTGGGCGATCTTGTCTCCTACCTCAATATACTGTGTCGTGGTACCAACATTGTGAAGATTAACAAAAACTTCTCCATCGTATCCACTATCTACGACACATCCTCCCACGAGCAGCTGCTTCCTATGAGCAACACTGGATCTATTTTTGATTTCCAGCATGTAACCGTGTGGAATTCCAAACTTACACCCTGTGGGTATCAGCACACTAGCGCCTGGGGTTATCCCCATCACTTTGGTGGCTGCGTCTTCGGGCACCCATCGTAAATCCAGCCCAGCATCGCTGGGGTTAGATCGTATCGGAGGGTATTCATCCCCCCTTAACATATAATATTCTAAAATCATCTTTTCTCCTATCCTAATAATCTAAGATTTCTTCTAATAGATCGCGTGGAGAATCCCCACGCTGGATCAAAATCTAGCCGCGCCATATAGGGGCGGTTCAAATGAATCCTATCCTTACCTTCTACTATACCCCAACATCTAAACTTTGTCAATACTGAATTTGAATCAATTACAGCAACAATCCAATAGGGCTTTCCGTTTTTCGTCTTCTTACGAATAATCTCGCGAGGTATAAACCATACCACCCCCAAGTCTGGGTCGTAGTCTGAAACCGGTGGTACATAGTTCGCCTCCAAGCGTTGCCTAACTTCTTCTGTCATGACTAGGTGTATCGGAAAGATACCAGTGAGGGTCGTGAGATTATCAATTTCTTCTTCGTTCGTAAAATCACCCTCCGGCTTATAGTTTTCTATATTCTCATTGAACTTCTTCTTACTGTATACTCTATCGACAGCAACGGCTGACCAAAAGTGTTTCCGCCCAGTGAAGCGCTCGTCCATCAAGCTGCTCAGCGCTCCCGAGCGCACCAGTACATCGAGCGCCTTCTTATTCAGTTTACTGTATATGATATCATCATGGAACAGAAACTCTTCAATATCATTGAACGGTCGGTTATCGACGATTTGTTGAATGGCTGCATCGCCTAGGCCCTTGAGCCCTGCGAGAGGCTGCACTAACCTTTTCGGGTCATTAGGATCAATCTCCCATACAAACGACGAAGTGTTAATGTCCGCTTCCACAATCTCAAAGCCATTAGATTTAGCAATGTTGATTGCCCTCTCCTTGCGCTTCTCCGGCTCCTTATCGAGGAATGCCGCCATCCACTCTACTGGATAATAGTTATACAGCCACGCACATTGGAATGAAATCGCAGAGTAACATACTGCGTGCGATTTGTTAAAACCATATCCCGAGAAGTATTCAAACCTCTCCCACATGTCCTCTGCCTCACGAATGCGAATGCCCTTTTCAACACACCCATCGATAAACTTGGTCCGCAGTGCTTTCTTAACGCGCGCTGCCTTGCCCGTTCCCTTCTTGGTCAACACCTTCCGCAACAGGTTACCTTCATCCAGCGTCAAGTCCTTTCCAAGCGCGTGAGCGAGCAGCGCTATCTGCTCTTGGAAGATAAGGAACCCATAGGTTTCTTTTGTTACGTGCTTGACATACTCATTGAGGTAGTTGATCTCCCCCGGATTTGCCTTTGCTTGAATGTACTGCTCGTGCACATTGGCCGATAGCGGACCAGGGCGATAAATAGAAGTAATTGCCGAGAGATCAATTAACGATTGCGGCTTTGCATTACTACAAAATTCCTGTGCTCGCTGTTCTGTAAACTGAAAAATACCCGCGAAGTTTCCCTTCTGGAATACGTTGCGGTACACGGCTGGATCTTCAAAGTCTATCGCGTCGGGATGGAGGTGCTCATTATAGAACTCTTTAACATCCTCGAACGTCGGATTTATATTATTATGATGTCGTTTTAAGATATGACGAATTGCGCCTTCAATCATGCGCAGAGTTGACAGCCCCAACAAATCAAACTTGATGAACCCGAGCGGCTCAAGGTGCCGAACGTTCTGCCCCTCCGCCCACGGCGCTTGTCGTACGCCGCCCGAACTGATAATGGGCATATGCTCATTTAGGTCGTCGGCAATCAAAACCCCTCCCGCATGACGGGAGCAGGATCGAACCTGTCCCACAAGCGCTTCGACATGTGTCTTGATATGCGGATACTTTATTAGGTAGCCGCGCAAGGAGGGCGATAGTTCCATCACCTCTTCCCAAGTCGGAACATAAACTCCCGCCTTAATTCCGTGCTTCATCTTGGCTGCGGGGGTTGCTTCGAAGATCATGTTTGATGTTACTTTATTAACTTCACCGAACTCAATCCCATAGAACTTAGAAATGTCTT